TCCTCATGGTTTAGTCAGGGGTAAGCCGTGCAGACCTTCCGCAACGCAAGCGACGTGCGCCTGGTGGTGCCGCTATTGGACGCCGATGGCAACGAGCTGTCGGTGACCTCGATCTCGTACCGCGTCACCGACCACGCCGGCGTCCAGGTGATCGCCCTGACACCCCTGGCGGACTTCGTGTCGCTGTCGCCCGAGGCGGTGATCTCGATCCCGGCGGCGAGCAACACCCTGGCCGACGGTCAGGTGCGCGACTTGCGTGCGGTCGAGCTGCACTGCGTCAACGAAGGCAACACGATCGTCCTGCAGACCAGCTACTCCATCGAGCTGGCCGAAGTGCTCACCGCCGGCCTGAACTCGTTCCAGAGCCTGGTGCAGGCCGAATTCAACGCGACCCAGGTCGCCAGCATCCCCGGGTGGGACGCCGCCACCCGCCAGCAGCGCGTCAACGCCCTCATCGAGGCGCGCCTTCGCATCTGCCGGCTGTCCTTCATGCCGCTCACGGGCAACCGCCTGTGGGGCCAGGACAGCCTGAACTTCGTGCCCGAAGGCAGCTATCCGACCAACTACGTCGGCGGCGGCATGGTGTTCGGCGGCGACCTGTCCGAGGTGCCGCCCGCGCAGTTCGATCGCCTGCCCGAGGCGCTGCGCGCGGCCCTGAACATCGCCCAGATCGTCGAAGCCAACGCCATCCTGGGCGGCGAGCCGCTCGAGGAAAAGCGCCAGGGCGGGGTGATGCTCGACACCGTGGGGGAGTCCAAGATGATGTTTCGCGACGAGCGCCCGCTGCAGCTGCCGGTGTGCCGGCGCGCCCTGGGCTACCTGTCCAAGTACATCACCTTCGCCAAAGTGGTGGGGCGATGAACTACGACCGCCTGGCCAGCGCCGTCGCTGCGGCGCACGAGACCTACGTGGCTGACCTGCGCAGCCTGATGTTCGGACTGCGCATGGCCGGCCAGCTCACCCCGCAGGGCCTGACCAGCGTGCAGACCGACACCCACCGCGCGATGCGCGAGTTTCTGCACAGCGCCGACACGCTCGCGACCGACCATCTCGTCGAGGTCTGGGGTGGCGACCTGGGAAGCACGCTGATGCTCGGGATGCGCATGGTGCTGCTGCGCCCGCTGCACGCAATCGCGGTCGGGGAAGCCCAGCAGCTGCAGGCGAAGATCCGCGGCTCGGGCATGGGTGGCATCATCGGCGAGCGCAGCACGGCGCTGGCCAAGCTGGCCAAGCGCGCCGACGAGAAGTTCGACCCCACCGCCCGCGACAGCGCCGGGCGCAACTGGCAGGCCGACAAGCTGGTGAAGTTCCTGGCGCGCGACTTCGGCTACCAGAGCCTGATCGATGCGCGCGCCGCGGCGATCCAGGGCACGGGCGCCACCCACGCGGAGGTCGCCTACCTGGACTCAACCCACGAGAACCACGGCCTGGTGGTCATGCTGCCTCTGTCGGACGAGGTGCGCGCCAAGATCTTCCACCCCAACGCCAGCGCCCAGCTGCGCGCGGTGACCCATGAAGTGCGCAGCGAGGTCACGCATGTTCCTGCCTAACGCCAAGTGCCGCATCCAGCTGTCCACGGGCGAGACCAACCTGTACGGCCAGCCTAAGCCAGGGCGTTGGATCACCGAGCCTTGCACCGTGGTGAAGCTGATCCTCAAGACCGAGCACACCAGCGTGCGCGCCGACACCTCGGCCTCGCGCGGCAACGCCGAGGAGCTCCTGGCCGATGCCAAGGTGCTGCTGGCCGCGCACAGCCAGGCCAAGATCGGCGACGTGATCGAGCTCGAAGGAGCGCTCTTGCGCATCACCGGCATGGAGTACCGGCGTGACGCCATGGGCCGGCTGGACCACCTCGAAGCCATCTCGACCATCTGGAGGAAGAAGTGAACCTGATGCCGCTGGCCACGCGCCTGCACACTCTCAAGATCGGCATCAAGGAGAAGACGCTCTTCCTGCACATGATGCCGGCCGGCGCCCAGGCGATCCTGCTGCGCAGCCCGCTGGCCGGCACCGCGATCAACCACGAGCTGCCCGGGTTCTTTCGCGGCGAGTTCCAGATCATCGTGCGCTCGCCCGACGCCCTCGAAGGCGAGAAGCTGATCAAGCGCGTGGTCGAGGCCCTCACCATGGCCGATGGCGAAGAGGTGGGCACCCAGACCTTCAAATACTGCCGCCCCCGCCATCAGCCGGTGGCGTTCCCGCTGTCGGACGGCTCGCTGATCGAGACCACGGTGCAGATGGACTGCTGCTTCGTGGAGTCGTAATGGGCCTGCGCATCACCGGCGCCGACAGTACCGAGTCCATGCTGCGCCAGCTGGACAGTACAGGGCGCAGGCGCGTCGTGCGCGAGCTGTGGATCCAGGGCAAGCGCCTGCAGAACCTGGCCATCCGCATGGCCCCGCGCGACGAGGGCAACCTGGAAAACGCCATCAAGATCAGCCCCGAGTCGCCCGAGCGGGTGCGCGATGCCGGTGGTCGTTTCGTGCGCACCGAGATCGAGGTCTACATCGACTTCATGGCCGATGCCGGCGCCGGCCACACGGTGGGTGAGTACGCGTACGAGGTCCACGAGCACATGTTCCCGATGGGCTACAAGCAGCGCGGCCCCGGCAGCCTGGCCAAGCAGGCCGGACAGCGCGAGACCGTGGGCGGCGGCTTCATGGACCGGGCCGCCGAGGAGATCGAGAAAGGGCTTGACAAGGCCCTGCGGGACGTGCTGGACGGGCTCATTTAGCTCTGGACAAAGCAGTACTGCTGTGCTACAGTCATAAGTCACAGGTGACTTATCGCCTGGGCAGATTCACGGCACTTCTCTCAAGGATTTATCTCGATGGCTTCCGATACCAAAAACGTCAAACTTGGCGTCTGCAAGGTGGTTCTCGACGGTCAAGACCTCGGCTACACGTCCGGTGGCGTCGAGGTGTCCGTCAAGACCGACACCCACAAGGTGATGATCGACCAGTTCGGCAAGACGCCGATCAACGAGTACATCATGGGTCGCGAAGTGTCCGTGAAGTGCCCGCTGGCCGAGACGACCCTGGAGAACATGGTCGCCATCATGCCTGGCGCCACGCTCACCCAAGTCGGCGGCGCTGCGGCTACCGGCACGATCACCGTGGCCACCAACCCGTCGGACAGCGACACCATCGTCGTCAACGGCGTCACCTTCACCTTCAAGACCACGGCCGCCTCGGCAACGGAAGTGACCATCGGCGCGAGCGCCGGCGGCACCGCCACCAACCTGGGCGCCAAGCTCAACGCCTCGACCAACGAAGCGGTCGCGATGGCGCAGTACAGCGTCGCGGCCAGCGTGGTCACCGTCACGGCCAACCGCAAGGGCACCGCCGGCAACGCCTTCACCCTGTCCAGCGGCACCGCCGGCGTCAAGGTGACGATGTCGGCCGGCACGCTCACGGGCGGCACCGAGCCCACCAGCGCCTCCGTGTCGGTCACGACCGGCGTGGGCACCAACCTGCTGGACATCGCCGCCGAGCTGCGTCTGCACCCCGTGGGCCGCCCCGACAGCGACGTGTCCGAGGACTTCGTGGTGGTGCGCGCGGCCACCGCCGGCGCCCTGAAGTTCGCCTACAAGCTGGAAGAAGAGCGCATCTACGACACCGAGTTCATGGGCTACCCCGACCCGGCGACCGGCAAGCTCTTCACCGTCGGCGTTTAAGTAAGTCACCGGTGAGTTAAACTCGCCGGATGCAGTCAACCACGGGCCGTCCTGCAGTTAGGTCGGCCCGTTTTTCTAGAAGGGAACCCAAATGGCCGCACCGAAGATCCTGAACATCGATGAGTACGTCCCCGCCGGCACCGCGGAGCAGCGTGTGCTCAGCGTCAAGGGCCGCGAGCACCCGATCCTGGAGATGACCATCGAGAACTTCCTGGTCACCACCAAGGAAGCGCGCCGTCTGGAGCAAAGCAGCGCCCCGGTGGACGAGCAGATCGAAGCCACCATCGAGATGATCCGCCGCTACGTGCCCACGCTGGCGCGTGAGGACCTGATCGGCTACTCGCTGCCCAAGCTGTCGGTGATGGTGGCCTTCGTGCGCGGCGACGACCTGGAACAAGCCGCCCAGGCTGCGGAAACCGCCGCCAAGGCCGTCGAAGCCGCCGGCGAGAACAACCAGGAGGCGCCGGGAAACGCCTGACACCCGGCGGGGCAGGGGAGATCGACTTCGGTTTCTTCTTCTGCCGGGTGCTGAGTTTCTACCACCTCAAACCTCACGAAGCCCTCGGGCTGCTGACCAAGACCTTCTGGGCCATGAGTTCGAACATCGATCGCATCCAGGCCCAGAAGGACATGCGAAGGCTCAGCACCGCCCTGGCCGCGACCTCCCCGGATGCCTGCATCCAGTACCGCGAGGCGCTGGACAAGGAGATGGGGGACATCGTCAAGACCGACGGACCGCCGCGCGACGCACAGCGCGACCAGGCCGGATTCGACGAGCTGAGGGCCATGGCCGGCTAGTACGACACACAGCACGGAAGAAGCAGCACACATGGCACTCGGCAGGGAAATCAAGGTCGTCCTCACCTGCGACGACAACGGGTTCTCCATCAAGACCCGCAACGCTGCCGACGCCGTCAAGAACCTAGGCACGACGGTCAAGGAGGGCTCGAACGCCATCCAGCGCCTGGAGGGCGCCTACAACTCGATCTGGAGCAAGCTGCATCGCGGCATCACCACCGTGGGGATGCTGCGCTTTGCCATGATGGACCTCAATGACATCGTCTTGAAGTTCCCTCTGGCGATCATGAAGTCCTCGGGCGAGCTCGAGCGCATGACGGTGATGATGGAGGGCCTGTCGACGGCCTCCACCGACGCGGCCAAGAAGCTCGAAGCTGCCGGCAACGTCAAGTTCCTGTTCGACATGGCGAAGAACTCGCCCATGCAGGTCAAGGCCCTGGGCGACGCCTTCATCAAGCTCAAGACCGGTGGCATCGATCCGACCAACGGCTCGCTGCAGGCCCTGGTCGACGGCATCGCCCGCTTCGGCGGCACCTCCGACGAGCTGCACCGCGCTGCCATCGCCATCCAGCAGATGGGCGGCAAGGGCGTGGTTTCGATGGAAGAGCTGCGCCAGCAGTTGGGCGAAGCGATGCCCACCGCCATGAAGGCGATGGCCGCCGGCATGGGCATGACCATGCAGGAGCTCACCCAGGCCGTCTCCAAGGGCACGGTGGCATCCCAGAACGCCATGGCCAAGATGCTGGTGGTCATGGGCATCGAGAACAAGGGCGCCGCAGCCAAGATGTCCGGCACCTGGGTGGGCATGCTGGAGACGCTCAAGACCCGCTGGGAGCTGTTCAAGGTCAAGATCGGCGAAGAGGGCATGTTCGACACCGCCAAGAAGGAGCTCGAGAGCCTTCTGACGCTGCTCGATGGCGGCAGCACTGACGACCTGGGCAAGCGCGTCGGACGCTTCCTTAACGACGCCCTCGTCACCGTTATCCAGACCACCAAGAAGGTGATCGAGCTGTGGGACTACATCGTGCTGGCCGGCAAGGCGTGGGCGGCG